CCTATACAAGCAAACCCAGGGTCATTAACATTAGGGAAATAACCAGCTGGGGGTCCAGCAGGAGGTGCAGCACAGGAAGCTGTAGTAGATGTGTTGACTAATATTGGTGTGCTTGGATTAGCTGCTAAATTTCTATAATATGGTATACTATTATTAAACGCACCTGTTAAAGTAAAATCATTATCTAAAGGAGATAAAGGTCCTGGAGCAGCTACTGGATCCCAAAGGGGTTGAACTGGGTTTGCATATGGTAATATATTTTGAACGTTACCAGCATTACCAATTGCCGCCTGAAATTCAGTGGAAGTAAGCATGTCATTAACCGTACCGTACTGCTGAGGACATCCAAAACTAAAACTTATTACAAAGTCAGGTATAGGCGTTAAGTCCACAGCTGGACCAGGAACGACTGGACCAACACTACCGTCTACGGTCAATACATTTTGCATTGGCAGGGAAAAACTAAAAACAGTTCCCGCTGCAATTGGTGTTGGTACCGATGACAAGTCAAACGTAACGTTTCCATTAGTAACTGTTACAGCTGAAGTTGGATCGATATTATTTGTTGAGGCAGAACCTGTTGGACCAGGGAGCGTCTCTCCACCAAAATTGTCTGTTCTGGTTTCAAGAGTGTAGTCCATGTTTATAGTAGCTCCTCCTTCTTCCTTAGTAACATCATATTGATCAACGTAGTTTCCATACATCAATCGATTACCTTGTATTGTTTGAGCTTTAGCTAACTTAGGAACATTGTCATATAATCTTAACAACTCATCCGAGCCTAAAACCGTAAGTATTTGACTGTTAGAAAACTCATCTGAAGCAAACACAACATCATCGGCAATACCTAAAGCAGCCTTATTATATCTATTTAAAATATATATTTGATTGCTACCAGCTTCTTTATATAATATCTGAAACTCTTTTACCCTTTTAGATCCTGTATTAACATAGATTTTTAATTTTCTAAACCTGTTTAGCATACCCTCGTTTTTGAAGGTCTCAAAACTAAAAGCGAAATCTTTTGGCTCAAAAGAAGGGTTTGTGAATAATGAGGTAGCACTATATCCGCCATCCTCATATCTATACCTATAAGCAAAGCATAAAAACCTTTCTTCTATATAATTACTTTTTGTTGTTACGTTGTTAGGTATGTTAGGGTCTATGATCTCTGGAATCAATTCTATAAAAGGAGCTGAAAGAGGCTCTACAGGAGCAGTTGTTTCAAACCCTGGAGGCTTCACTATAACAGATATATCCTCTTCTACAAAACCATCAACAGGTGAAGGTAAATCGTAATTTCTTGTTACGTTTATATATCTTGGAGGGTTGAGGTCATCTGTAAAGAAAAGTAAATCATTAATCTTACTTACTCCAGTAATTAAATATTTTTTATCAAAATTTAGTGTAGTTCTGTTATTACCACTACCATCATCCTGGCTCACTACGTGATATGTTAAAGAACCTGTATTGGTATTGTATGATAAAACCATATCCGCTTTACCTGTTGGTGAGAATGGACAGTTTTCATTATGAACAAACCAATATATTGTTTCGTTTATACCATCTTCATATGCTCCAATACAGCGAGCGTTATTCATGCTTCCACCCTGATTAAGAAGCTGTATCGATGTTAAAGCTGTGTTTCCTTTTGAATTTTCTACAGCACCAATCTCAGTAGACTCTGTAGAACCCAATCTTACATTAAGAGCGTCTACATATTCTCCAACAGGAACTAAGCGTTCATCAACGCTTTTGTTCATTTTACCAGCGATGAAATTAGTTTGTATAAGCATATTACTTTATTATTTTAGCCTGTCCTCTTAAGTTCATCAACAATCTGCCAGGATGCATATTACTGATTCTTAGCTTCGCATTTCTTAAAAGAGATGACTTGTCTTTTCTCGCTCTGTTTATAACATACTCTTGAGCAGATATTCTATTGTTAAGTAGAGAGTATTTAATAGCAGCGTAAATGTATTCTTCAAACAATTTATTTACACTAACATCGGAATCATTTCCTTTCTCCATACCATCAGAAACATATTCTAAAACCACCAACTCACCCGATACTCCAGAACTGAAATTGATAACTCCTCCCTTTTTGTTAATGCTGAATGTCGGGTTGCTGTTGGCAGTCTCTGTGTTTAATCCAAATCGAGCACCAATCTCGTAGTCAAAATACCAACCCCCATCATAATAATAACCCATCGCACCGTTGTATGGACTACCCTCGTTTAGGTAAATACTCTTCTTTTGTTTAGTTATCCTGTCTATATCTAATTTAGAGTTATTTGGTTTTAATACATCTCCATATATATCAAACAAAACTCTACACTTGTGATCTTGTAAGTAAGCGTCACTCCAGTTAGTTTGTATGTTTTCAGTTAAAGGCCTAAGTAGACCATCTTTGTAACACGATATTCTCACCCAGTTTACATAGTCAGGAGGAAGAACAAATCTAAGTTGATCGCATACTTGTAGTTGAAGGATTTTTATTTCTTTCATTGCATCATAGTTCAACTCTTGTATTGCTCTTTTTGCAAAGAATAAAACTTGATACCTATTTATATTATTTATTAGTTCATTATTACCTTGAAACATCAACATGAAGTTGTTAACAATATCATCTAATGACACATATTGATAAGAACCCCAGTTCGCATCTGTAGGTACGTTTTGATTGTTTTCGTAATATTGATAATCTGTTATATATGACATAATTAACTTGTTTCTTGCGTGTTAACTCTTTCTTCCCCTAATCCAAATTCTACAACCTCAGCCTCTCTAATCTCTATACCAACATACTGACAAATCTTTGCAACCAAAGCAGGCTCGTCCGAAGCTGGTAGTTCAAAGTCTTGATAAGAAGTGTTTGACTGGTTAAATAAAGGTTCCCCTCCAGATAATGTAACAAATGTCCATTGAGGAGCTTTAGGATACCTTATGTATTGAACCTTCACATCAGCCCCCCCTGTATAAGTAGTAGAAGGCGTGTAAGGCGTAACTAATCCGTCCCAAAAATGAGGATAAACACTAACTTGATTTCCATCTAAAACATAACACGGATAATCTGGTTTAGGATATGTTAAGTTAGACATTAAAAGATTATGAATCTTTGCTTGAGTTACCCTTTCTACTTCAACTATTTTAGGACCATACAAAGCGTATTTCATACTTGCTAATCCAAGTGGATTAGGAAATATTTGACCATTTATTCCTAAAGTGTTGGCAGTTTGAACATTTGAAACTGTTCCTTGAAGACCTCGGTATCCCGTCTCTGGATATGGGGTAATTCCTGTTGGATCTAAGCTAACTACAATATCACCGGGCTGAACACCTAAAGCAAAAAAATCAACACTATTGTCTACTAACAAGCTGCTACCCAGAAGAACATTTGAACTAACAGTTTTGAGTCGAGAGAAACGAAACATTTTGTTTATCAAATAATAATCCTCTGGCAAAACATATATGTTTGTACCAGATAATCCGCTTTGTCCAGGAGTAGAGCCAAAAGGTTCTAAAAAAGCTTGAACAGAAAACGTATCAATAACCTCTTCTAATCCTTTTATTATATCAGCATACCCTGTACCTGATGTACGACTATTTTCTCTATTGATCCAATTATTGTACGAATAAAAGTAATCCTCAAACATATCCATCTGAGCTTGCTTAGCATACAGGTTAAAGTCTTGAGGAGATATATATCCGTAGTTGTTCTTGTTGGCTATAGCCAGAACTGTATTTCTTACCGAGTTTATTAGTGACATAAAAAAAACTTTCTACAAAGATAACAAAAAAAAAGAGGCCCTAATTTTTAGAGCCTCCTTAATCGTCTTGTGTGTGTTTCTTATGCAGAATACTCTACTTCAATTTGCGCTACGCCAGTAACAACGTATGGAAGATTGTCAAGTACAAAGAATGGTTTAGTCCACGAAGTTACTAAAGCATTTTCAATAGCATCAACAACAGCGTTTGTTTGCTCTTTAGTTTTAGCAGCATCAGTTGCTGTAGTAGCAGTGATCTCAAAACCTAAAACTTCAGAAGCACCTGTAGCTCTATGACCTACTGAATTGTAAAGAATGTTTACTTTCGTGTTAGCTCCTGGTTCAACTCCAATTATGTTATTAAGTGGAATTAAGTGGCTTACACCATCAAAACTGAGTTTAAGAAATTTTACCATAATAAAAATTTAATGGGTTAATAAAAAGCAAAGATAGTTATTTATTTTATCTTTTTAATTAGCCCTTTATAAATATCAACACCTTCATCTGTCTTAAGATACGTAGCCACAACGTGGTATGGATCTTCTCCAAATGGTATAGTTAACATTTTGGTTTTGTTTCCAGGTAAGTTAAAGTAAACATCTTTTTTCTTGTTTCTAAAAGAAAGAAGTTTTTCTGTAAAGAACTGTCTAACTTCATCTTCAAACTCAAGATCTGGATCATTTACAACTTCTAAGAAAGTATAAGGATCTCTCTTAGCAAAAAGAAGTATATCTCTTTTAAGTTCAGAAGTGCTAAGAAGCTCTGATCTACCACCTAATAATACTCTTGCTACAGAAAGCATTTTATCAAACTCTAACTCCGAAGCTACAATCTGAGCATTCAACTCTTGCTCTAATACCTCTACATCTTCAGCGGCATCTCTTTCATTATTAACTTCTTCGTAAATAGAATCTCTTGACGGATGATAATATAGAAACTCTTGTAATACTTGATTGTTTTTTGGAACGTGTAACATCCCGTCTTCAAAAATTACAGGTTCTAATATGGCATTACCATCTTGCTCGTCTTCAAACGGACTCTTTTGGTTTCTTGCATAACGAAGAGCTCGGTTTGTTCCAGAGTCTTCATCAAAATATAGAAGGGGTTTTCTTTTGGTATTGTGAGAAGCCAGCATAAAGGTAAGTGGTGCTGCTTCTCTTTTTAGCCTGTATGTCTTATCGACATAAATCTTTTTATTTTTCATTTTATTATAATTAAATTAAAGTTAAAAAAAGAGGGAGGGGTTACCCCCTCCTCTCAATCATTTATTAAGCATCTTGGAAGATGAAGAAGTTGTTTGCACCTAAAGTACATACACATCTTTCACTCAAGAAGTTAACTTCCATCGCATCTAAAGAAGATGTTCTTGCTCCACCAGCAGAACCAGTGATCCAAGTTTTCATTCTTCTATCTTCAGTTTCAGAAGCTCTATATCTTACGTGTAAGAATGGACGCTTAGCGTTCTTACCTAAGATTTGGTCATAAACTGTAGTAGAACCAGCAGGAACCATAAGTCCGTTGATTGCACCAGCAGTTAAACCACCTCTCATTGTAGGATCGTTAAGGTATTTCCAGTCAGACTTGTAGAAGTCATAACCTCTTCTGAATCCAGTGAAACCTAAGTTTAGAGCCATGTCCTCATCGTTATCGAATAAACCATATGAAGTACCACCCGCTCCGTAAGAGTTTTGAGCAGCTAACATATCGTCAATATCGAAAGAGAACTGACGGTTAACAAAGATTACATTTTCTTCAATAGAACCTTGCTTATCTAATCTCTGAATTACAGCATCAAAGTCAGCTAATGCTACAGGGTTTCCACCACCGTATACATTACCTCTTTGCTGTACTGAGTAAAATACTCCTTCAGAACCAGCAGTACCAGCAGTACCAGCTACACCTAATGCAGCGATAGCACCTGAATTTACTTCAGCAGGAACAGCTTCGATCATAGCAGTCTCTAAGTAGTCTTCGAAACGAAGTCTTGTGTCGTGCTCAGACTTCATGTACCATAGGTAACCTGAAGCACCGTCTTCAGAAGTAATCTCGATCCATCCGATTTGAGCCATGTCAGAACCGTTAACAGCGTACTTATCTTTGATGATAATAGGCTTGTTATCGAAGATGAAGTCATCAGATTCTAATGATTCAACCATACCATCAGTTCCTTTCTTGAACTCAGATCCGTAGATCCAGATAGTACATTGAACACCAGCAGCCATTGTTTGACCACCAGCTTCGTAGTAAGCTACATCAATAGTACCAGCAGCATAATCTACATCAGTAATAACAGCTTTGTTAGTAAAGTTAGATCCAGCAGTATTATCTGAGATCATTACTGTTTGACCTATTCTTAGTGCTATACCACCTTGACCAGCAGTAGTAGTACCTCCACCTGGAATAACAGGAGTAAGGTTGTCAGCGATTGTCCATGTAGCAACGTCTTGTGCAGCAGCCGCAGCTGATGTACAGTCTACATATTTAATGTGTAATCTACCTTGCTCTGCCCATTTGATCATGTCAGAGTTAGTAGGCATTTCAGCTCCTACCATTCTTAAGAATGAAGAAACTGATCTATTACCATATCTTTCAAACTCTTTTTCATAAGTATCAGGAAGATACTGATTTAAAAAGTCAAAGTTGGTAATGTAATTTGACGAGGTTGGAACTCTTTCCGCAGATGGGATTAAGTTAAAACCTGGAGTTGGATTTACAGCCATCGTTTTAAATTTTTAATGTTAAACTTTTTTAATACTTTTTATCTTGAGGCCCTTTCCACTACTTGTGTCTCCGACAGCACGGATCTTAAGTCCGTTTTTGTTCATAGACTGAGGGGCTTTGCGAACCATATCAATGTTTTTTGATTTTTTAGAAACATCATCAATAGCTTCCGCTTTACCTTGCTCATAGAAAAATTTAGCAAACCTTTCAGGATTCATAGCAATTGACATTGCTCTATGGTATCCTTGGGCGTCTTTCATCATTCCAGTGTCAGCATCTAAATAAGGTTGTATAAAATTATTTACATCCTTCTGCTTGTTGAATAATTCCTGACCGTCACCAGGTTTGTAGGTATATTGTTTGTCGTTGACAGTAAAATTAAAACCTTCAAAATCACTGCTAAAAACCTCTTGGCTTTTATCAACAAACCAGTCATACCTCTTTTTCATTTGCTCCTCACGAGTTTTGGAGTCCTCTACATAACTTTTGTAACGATTAAACTCTTCTCTTTGCTCCGGTGAACCAGCCTCCCCGCTTGACTCAAGAGGGATTCTAAATTGTTCTTGTTGCTCCTTGAAGAACTTTTTCGCTTTCGCAAGTTCTCGTTTGTGTGCTAACTTACGTTTTTTGATATCTCTTTCTTCATCGACATCTTCATCATAACCGAATCTGTCATCCATAAGATCTTGAATATCGATCTCATCTAAACCTTCTTCAGTCTGAGCGTAATAGTTAGCAATAACAGAATCAGCTTCCATTTCATCATAATCCTTTTGAAGGTTCATGTAATCCTGGATACCTCTTCCTGTTTCTTTTTTATATTTAAAGAACGCTGAAACATCTTCTGGTAATTCTTCATTTTCCTCTCTTTGAGTAAATAAATCTTCAACAGAATTTATTTCTTTGTTATATCTATTCTTGATATACTCAAGAACATCTTTATCTTCTAAACCACTTGATTGCTCTTGTGGCTCTTCTTTAGTTTCTGTAGTAGTTTCAGTATTACTACTTACCTCTACTTTATCAGTCTCCGGTGAAGACTCCTCAACATTTAAAGACTCCTCATGTTTATTAAGAAGCTCCTGTTCAACTTGTTGAGTTGATTTTTCTTCAACCGATTCCACAGATTTTACTGTGAACTTAGGTGTTTCGTTGTTTTCCATTTTATTAAATTTAATTTTTTACAAATTTACTACTTATTTATTTATTTTTTTTAGCCTTTCTTTCAGACTTCTTTTTAGCTCTATATGTTTTCATAGCTTCTCTTTTAGCTTTACCCTTTTTCCAAGATCCAGCCGCAAATCTTTCAGCCCTCTTCTTTTTTTTAAACTCATAAACCTCCCCAGCCTCTAAAGCCTCTTTATAACTCTGTGGTTTAGCTTTTTCTTTTCCCTTGAAGGTTATAGAAGGATAAGCTCTGTAAACTTTTTTACCATCTACTTCGCCTGATCCATAAGTCATTTTTACAGTAGCATTTCTCCCTGACTTATTTCTTTCAAGATTTCTTAAATGTTTTTTTCTTTTCCTTTTTACAACCGGCATATTACCTTGGGTTAAACTCAGAGAAATCAAATCCATCTAAACTATCTTCGTTAGATTCAAAGTTTATAGGAGATGTATTATTTTTTCTCTGCTGTATCAACTTAGACTGTTCTGTGTTTGCTTGGCTTATCCTTTTAGATTTACCCTCTTCACGCATTTCTTCACGAGCATCCATCTGAGACTG